AAAGGTGGAGCCAATACAATGGCAAATGCACGGGTAACCACAAAGTCTGCTAACCGATCTTTTAGCCGCAATGCTGACGGATCACTGAAATCTCAGACAAGTAAACGAGAGAGAAGTAAGAAATGAGTACCCTAAACAGTGATGTTATCGCCGGGTTTGTGGGCTCTGTTCTAGGAAATAGGTTTGATGGAAGAAGTGCTACTCCCCAGTTTCATAAAGAGTGCTGGGACTTATGTACTTCAAATGAAAAATTTGTCGCTATAGCGGCACCGCGTGGTTAACATCATGGCCTCGCGTTAAACACACTTCAAATTCGGTGAAACCCCCTGTGGGCAATACCGAGCCAAGCCCTGTTCTAGGGAAGGTGTAGAGACTAGACGGGGTGTATTACATTAAGGATAAGGAAATGTCAAAATCGCATCGGCTTGCGTGGGCCGCTGGTTTCATTGATGGAGATGGTTTTATTACCATTCAAAATCGTAAATCAGTAGTAAATGGAAAAACCTATTCAGGAACTTACTTACGAGTAGGAGCCTGTCAAGCAAAACAAGATGTTCTTTTAGAACTTCAAAGTTTGTTTGGAGGATCAATCAGACCTAAAAATTCTGGTCCAAATAGAGAGGGTTACACCAGGAAGCCACAGTGGATTTGGAGTTTGTCTACACAACAAGCTGCAGAGGCCCTTGCTCAATTGTTACCGTTTATGATCCATAAAAGGGAAGTTGCTCTACTAGCATTAGAATTTCAAAAAACTATGTCCGTAGATAGAAAAGAACTTCCCGACAGTGTAGTTGAGGCAAGAAAGAAATTTCAAGCTGACGTAGCCTACATCAATTCTTTGTCGTAATAAAGGTATAGTCCGATACCCAGAGCAATCTGGGATTAACATTTGCACGCCAAATCTACAGCAGTGACCTTGGGTTACGGATTGTCAACACTGCTGTTCCGTGAACGAAAGTTCATGCTTCTTGTTTCGGACACTGAGTCCCAAGCGTCCTTGTTCCTAGGTACGTTCAAACAAGAATTACAAGACAACAATGAATTAATTGACCTCTTCCGAATTAAGCGGAATGAGGCAGGTCACGTTAAGTTTCTAAAAGATTCTGAAACGGACATTATAGTTGAGTGTGAGGACGGGCACCGGTTCCGCATCATTGCCAAGGGAGCGGAACAGAAGCTTCGTGGATTGATTTGGAATGGGTCGCGTCCTGACATCATTATGTGCGACGACATGGAGAACGATGAGCTTGTGATGAACAAGGAACGTCGTGATAAGATGCGTAGGTGGTTCAAGGGTGCTCTGCTACCCTGTAGGGCTGACGGAGGGGTAGTTCGTATCGTGGGTACCATCCTACACAACGACAGCCTTCTAGAGCGTCTTATGCCAAACGACAGTGACAAGCTCACTACACGTGTTGGCCTTAAAACTTTCTCTACTCGCAAGGGTATGTGGAAAGCCATTAAGTATCGAGCACACAATGAGGACTTCTCTGAACTCCTATGGGAGTCTAAAAAGTCTGCTGAAGAGTTTAAAATGCTGTACGAAGAAGCCGTCAAAGACGGAACAACTGACATCTACAGTCAGGAATACTTGAATATTCCTTTGGACGAAAGCGTAACGTTTTTCAAACGTGTAGACTTCTTGCCAATTAGGGAAGAAGACAAGAAACTTGTGCTACGTACGTATTTAACCGCTGACTTAGCCATCTCTGAATCTGAGAAAGCTGACTTTAGCGTGTTCGTGGTAGCTGGTATCGATGAGAATAAGATTATTCACATCATCGATGTCATCAGAGAACGTATGGATGGTAAAGAAATTGTAGATATGCTGCTTCATTTGCAGAAAATCTACGACTTTGAAGCTGTCGGTATTGAAGACATGCAGGTTTCTAAGGCTATCGGACCCTTCCTTCGGGAAGAAATGATTAAAAATAATAATTATTTGTCCCTTCTCCCATTAAAACACGGGGGTAAGGACAAGATAACACGTGCTAGGTCAATTCAAGCTCGTATGAGGGCTCATGGAGTTCGTTTTGCCAAGGAGGATGACTGGTATCCCATCTTTGAGAACGAATGTTTAACATTTCCTCGTGGTAAACATGATGACCAAGTTGATGCTTTTGCATACTTGGGCATGATGCTTGATAAAATCATAGAGGCACCAACGAAAGAAGAAATAGATGATGATGCCTACAGGGATGAACTCCGGGAATCCGAATCAGGCGATGCAGGGCAATCAAGCATCACAGGCTACTAGCCCAGCAGGAATGCCCTCCCAGCCACAGCCCCTTCCAGGACAGCTTGGAACACAGGTAGAGCCTGCTATGGAGCAGGAAGATGGGTCTGAGTATGAAACTACTCTCCGAGCCTTGCTGGAAGCCACAAACATTGCTGATACTTTGGAAGAAGAACAGTTAAATAAAATTGGTTCTGAAGCAAAGACAGGTTACACACGAGATAAAGAGTCCCGGATTGATTGGGAAAATCAAATCGACGAGTGGACCAAGCTTGCTACCCAAGTTAGGGAAGCTAAAACCTACCCTTGGCCCAAAGCCTCAAACGTTAAATACCCTTTGCTGACAACTGCTGCTATGCAGTTTGCTGCACGAGCTTACCCCTCCTTGGTTCCATCCGATGGTAAGGTTGTTAAATCTAAAGTCATTGGTAAGGACCCAACTGGGGAAAAGTCTAGCTTAGCAGATCGAGTTTCCATGTATATGTCTTACCAGTTGATGCACGAAATGCACCAGTGGGAAGAGGGGATGGATAAGCTGCTGATTATGCTTCCAGTTGTTGGAACCATTTTCAAGAAGACCTACTGGGACTCAGTTCAAAAGAAGGTTGTCTCAGACATCATCTTGCCAAAAGACTTGGTTGTCAACTACTGGGCTAAGTCTCTTGTAGACGCCGAGCGTGTTTCTCAAGTCATTGAGATGTCCCCACGAATTCTTAAAGAGCGTCAGCTTGGTAAGGTGTTCCTAGACGTTGATTTGGGTAGTGCGCCAACTCCACAAGATAAAGAGGGTTATGTGCCGTCTAATGATGACACAACCCCATACACAATCATTGAGCAGCACACTTACCTTGATCTAGACGACGATGGCTATAAAGAACCTTATATTGTAACGTTCCATCTAGAATCCAGTAAGGTCTTGAGGATAACAGCTCGGTTTTCCGATAAGACAATTAAGTTTAACGACGACGGTGAAATTACTCAGATTAAACCAATTGAGTATTTTACTAAGTTTGGCTTTATTCCTAACCCAGATGGTGGCTTTTATGACATTGGATTTGGTGTTCTGCTTGGTCCCATTAATGAGTCCGTTAATACTCTTATCAATCAACTCATTGACGCTGGTTCCCTTAATAACCTACAGTCGGGATTCCTTGGAAAAGGTCTTCGAATTCGGATGGGAGAAACTAGGTTCCAGCCCGGTGAATGGAAAGCAGTAAACTCTACTGGTGATGATCTGAAAAAGCAGATTGTCCCCCTCCCAAGCAAAGAACCCTCAGCGGTTTTGTTTCAGCTTATGGGGTCCCTCATTACCTCAGGTAAAGAACTAGCTTCTGTAGCAGAGATTTTTGTAGGTAAGATGCCGGGTCAAAACACCCCCGCTACTACAACAATGGCTACCATTGAGCAAGGGATGAAGGTGTTTACCGCTGTCTACAAGCGTATTTATCGCTCACTGGCAGAAGAGTTTAACAAGTTGTTTGATTTGAATAGTACCTATTTGAATCCAAACACATACCAAGAAGTCATTGGGATTAACATTGGTCCAGATGATTTCTCACAAGAGTCTTATCGAATTTGCCCCGGAGCAGACCCCACAGCAGTTAGTCAAACAGAGCGTTTGCTAAAGGCACAAGGTTTGATGGAGATGCTTCCGTTAGGTATCCTCGATCCAGTTAAGGTTGGCTTACGGTTGTTGGAAGCTCAAGAGCAGCCCAACTTCCAAGAACTCCTTAACCCACAAGTTGCACAAACAGGTCAGATGCCTCAACAGCCTGATCCTAAACTGCTTGAGAGTCAAGCTAAAATTGACGCCATGAAACAGGGTTCTGCTATTAAACAGCAAGAAGCTCAGTTCAAATCATCCTTGGCACAACGTGACCAAGAGTTTAAACAGATGATGGAAGCGGCAAAGCAAGACCAAGACTTGCGTAGTAAAGAGATGATGAATGCTGTCCAATTGGCTATTAGCCAGCATACAGAGAACATGCGTACGGCTCAGGATAAACAGAAGTTTATTCAAAGCACGATGCACAAAGAAGTAGACCATAGGCAAAAGGTCTCGCACCAAGAGCGTATGGCTGCTGTTAAACAAAAACAGGCCGCTAAACAACCTTCCAAAGGGAAATAAATAGATGACTAAAGCCGAGTTCCTAGAATGGAAAACGCACCCCACGACTAAAGCAGTCTTTAACAAAATCAACGAACGTATCTATGACCTTCAGGTAGAACTGGGGAGTCAGGCTGGGGCAGATGTCCGAGCAGATGGAATGAAGGTAGGAGCAATCCAAGCCCTACAAGATATCCAAGATATTGATTTCGATGAAGGGGATGCCCAGTGATAACACCAATCTTACATCGAATTCTAGTTAAGCAATTTAAACTAGATGAAACAAACAAAGACTACATTAGAGCCCGAGCTGCTGGTATAGTTATCCCCGAACATGAGGATAACAAACGCGCTCAGGCCGGTGTCGATCAAGGTACTGTGGTGGCCTTAGGCCCTACGGCGTATCGAGACTTTAATGTAGACTCACCAATTAAGGTGGGGGATACAGTTGCCTTTGCACGATTCAGTGGAAAGATGATTGTTGATCCAGAAGATGATGAAGAATATGTCGCTCTCAATGATGAGGACATTGTGGTAGTAATTACAGGAGCTAAAAATGGCTGAAGAAAATATTGAATCCCAAATGGATAACTCTCAAGTAAATGAACCAACCCCAGTTGAGCTACAAGCTCGAGACTCGGGTTGGGTTCCTAAAGAAGAGTACAAAGGTGAAGAACATAAATGGGTAGATGCAGGTGAATTCCTGCGTCGAGGCGAACTGTTTAAGAAGATTGAAGATCAATCTAAACAACTTAAAGACGTTCGCAATGCCCTAAATGAAATGAAAAAGCTTCATGGTCAAGTCCGTGAAGTAGAGTATAAACGAGCTTTGGATGCCCTGCGAGAGCAAAAGAAACAGGCACTAATTGATGGTGATGCTGATGCAGTTATCTCTGTTGATGAGCGTATTGATCTTGTAAAGGATCAACAGCGTGAATTGGCAAAGGAACCCCCTGCCGTACAGGAGAGCACAGAGCATCCCGAGTTTACAGCTTGGACAGAACGAAACGGTTGGTATAAAGCCTCCACACCAATGCGAGCCTTTGCGGACGCTTTGGGACGTGAGCTTGCCAGTGCCGGAAACTCTCCGTCTGAGGTACTCAAAAAAGTTGAAGCGGAAGTTAAAAAAGAATTTCCACACAAATTCCAGAACCCCAATCAGGGGAAACCCGGAGCAGTAGAGTCAGGACGAGGTACACGTACTACAAGTACAGGCTTTGTTATGACAGACGAAGAACGTCGCATTATGAATACATTTGTTCGGACAGGTGCTCTGACTGAAGCGAAGTATATCGAAGACTTGAAAAAGACACGAGGTTAAAGTATGACCCAAAAAGAAGCTATTTCAAAAGCCCCAGCAGGGCGCGTTACCCGTACTCCTGTGAGTCAGCGTAACATCCTAACGGTTAAGGGTAAAGACCCAAATTATGAATACCGTATCGTGAACGATGTAGAAGATCGAGTCACGCAGTTCACCGACGCCGGATATGAATTCGTGCAAGATGAAGCTGTAGAGGTGGGGGACAAACGTGCGTCTAGCGGAACCAACATGGGTTCTGTGAAGCAAATGTCCGTTGGTGGTGGTACCAAAGCCTATGTGATGCGAATCAAAAAGGAATGGTACGAAGAAGACCAACGAGCAAAGCTGAAACAAGTAGACCTACAAGAATCCTCCATCAAGCAAAAAGCTCTTGATGGTAATTACGGTAAGATCGAGGTTTCTCGAGACTAACCCTTGTTGTTGCCATTAGAGTTCCTACTAATTTGACTATTTGGAGAACTACTAATGTCAAGTGTTTCGCGTATTAACGGCTTTCGTCCCGTTAAAACAAATGTTGGCCCTTATACAGGCCAAGCTAATGTGTATTTCGTTCCTGCCTCCGATTCTACTGTAATCATGGTGGGTGATGCTGTTAAACTTCTGGGTGACGCTCGCGCCGCCACAGGTGTTCCTACAGTGACTCGTGTTTCTGGTGCTACAGACATTCCAGTGGGTGTGGTTGTTGGTATTCTTTTCTCAGGTATGGGTGACACTCAAAACGTCCCCCCTGTCACAGATTTGAACACCCCAATCTACCGCCGTGCTTCTACAGATCGCTACCTGCTTGTTGCAGATGACCCAAATCTGGTTTATGAAGTTCAACTGGCTGGTGCAGGTCCTGTGGCTGCCACTGTTACTGCTGCTGTTGGTTTGAATGGTCAGTTTACAACTACTGCTGGTTCTACCGTCACAGGTAGCTCTGGTATGCAGTTGGATTCTGCTGGACAAGCTGCTACAGCTACTCTTCCTTTGAAGATTGTTGGTATCCCCAACCGTCCAGATAACGTTCCCGGTGATGCCTTTATTAACTACTACGTGAAGCTCAACAGCTCCACACTGGGTAGCTTGGGTACAACTGGCGTTTAATTTTTAAAGAAGGAATAGTATGTCTATTATTAATAGTGGCTCATTTGCCAAGGCCCTATGGCCCGGTGTCAACGCATGGTACGGTAAAGCGTACGATGAGTATGGTACAGAGTATGACAAGTTGTTTGACACGTTCAAATCGACTCGTGCTTTTGAAGAAGACGTAGGAGTCTCTTCGTTTGGTTTGGCAGTACAGAAGCCTGAAGGTCAACCGATCTCCTATGATTCTGAGCGTCAAGCTTTCATCACTCGTTATCAACACGCCGTCTTTGCGCTTGGTTTTATTATCACGCGTGAGATGATGGATGATGACCAGTATGATGTGGTTGGTCAACGTAAAGCCCAAGGTCTCGCATTCTCTATGCGTCAGACTAAAGAGGTTATTGCTGCTAACGTGTATAACCGAGCATTCTCGGGTTCATACCTTGGCGGTGACGGTTCTGCCTTGATTGCATCTAACCATGCAAACATCAAGGGTGGAACATGGTCCAACCAAATCTCCACTGCCTCTGACTTGTCGGAAGCTGCTCTGGAACAAGCTTGCATTGATATTGCTGGCTTCACAAACGATGCTGGTTTGCTGATTGCGGTTCGTCCTGAATCGTTGGTCATCCCTCGCCAGTTGATCTTTGAAGCAAAACGTATCTTGGGTACAGATGGTCGTGTTGGTACTGACAACAACGATCTGAATGCCATCAAGACTCTCGGTTCGATTCCAAAGGTTATTACTAACCACTACCTGACAGATACTGATGCTTGGTTCATCCGTACCAATGTTCAGCATGGTATGAAATACTTTGAACGTCGTGCTGATAGCTTTGATATGGATAACGATTGGGATACCGAGAACGCTAAGTTCAAGGCTACCGCCCGTTACTCCTTCGGTTGGACTGATCCTCGTGGTCTGTACGGCTCGGCAGGTGCCTAATTAACCTGATGGGGGAGCTTCGGCTCCTCCTTTTTATTAAGGAAAATTATGGCTATCTTCTTCCCCGATCGTAATCCTACAGCAACGTCTAACGATAAAGACGTTCACATTAAAGTAGTTCAGTTGACATTTGCTGACTTTACTACTGGTGGTGCTAACTCGGTTAAAGCCGTTCTTCCAGCAGACTCAACTATCTTGAATATTGGGTACTGGAAAAAGACTGCATTCTCTGGTAACGGTATTACTGCTGCTACTTTGAGTGTTGGAGTCCCCGGAGCAGCAACCACTTTTGTTAATGCTGTCGATGTGAATACCCCAGCTGCAGGAACCAATGCAGAACTCACCCCTATCTCCAATATTATGCAAGGTCATTTAGTTCCTAACGGTTCTGACATCTCCCTGCTTTTTACTGGCACTGCTACCACAGGTAACCCTACAGCGGGTGAACTGTACATTCGGATTTGGTACGTTCGTTAATGAAGGGGCCTTGTGCCCCTTTTTTGAAAGTAAAATATGCGCCCACAAGAAATAACACAAACTGGAACTGGCACAACTGCATGGATTCCTGTAAACTATCGGCAGTCTCCCTTTAACATTGGCTTTGGTGCTGTTATTGTAAGTGGAACCGCCACATACTCTGTGCAACATACCTTCGACGATGTGTATGACCCAGCCGTAACTCCAGTTGCTTTTGACAATGCAAACGCAACAGCACAGACAGCAAATAAGGATGGTAACTACATGTTCCCAGTTCGAGCAATTCGATTGAACGTGACTGCTGGTGCTGCACCCGTAGTTAAGCTAATCCTGCTGCAAGGAGCAAACGCATGAATATTAAAGATTTTCTGGACTTCGTTGACTTCATCAAGAATGTGGAAAAGTACGAAGCCCGTGTACAAGTGCTTAAAGACGAGAATGATCGTCTTGAGACAAACATCAAGTTGACTTCTGAAGTAGCAGACATTCCACGTACAAAACAACTTACAGAAGACTTGTATGCTTCTGCTAAGAAGGAACTAGCTGATGCAAAAGAACAAGCTGTAGACATTAAGGAAAAGGCTAAAACTGCCTTTGATAAACGTCTTGCTGAACTCACCTCTCGTGAGAAGGCAGCTGAAGAAAAATACCAAATAGCCACTTCTACTTTGAAGGAAGCTCAAGAACTCAACTCCCAATTGAATGCTGCTTTGCAGAAACAGTTGCAAGAGTTTGAAGCACGTCAGCTTAAACTTCAAGAAACACAATTTGAAGTGGATACTCGGTTGGCTAAACTAAAATCTGTAATGGAGTAATAAATGACTGTATCTTACATCCCCGGCTCGGGGGGAGGTGGTGGCGGAGGTGGAGATGCATCAGCAGCCAATCAGACAACTCAGATTGGTCTTGAAACAACCATTGCCAACGCCGTATCTGGAACATTAACTACAGCCCCCACAGGAGACCCAGCTCCATACTGGCCTAGCTACAGTGTCCCCACTACATCAGGTCCACAAGGACTTCTGGTAGACTCTGGCGGTGCCTTAGTGACTCGCAGTGCAATCCTGACGGATGAGGGAACCTTCCGAGCTAACTTTGCTAACACCAGCCTGTCGGTAGCCATTGGCTCAGTCACTGTGGTGGGTAATGTGGTCACCGGAACAGGATTTAGCACACTAGACGTCCACTACAAAGACTATTTTAAAATTGACGCAGATGCTGAAACCGCATGGAAGCAGATTGATTCCATAGATAGTGACACACAGCTTACCCTAGTTTCTGACTATGTGGGTAGTTCTTCAGGTGCAGCAAGTCGGGCTTTACTTCAGCCAACTACAGGTGCTGGAGGTTCTATCTCCGTTGCATCTGGTCAATGTGTCATTACATCTGGGACAACCTCGGGGTCACGGACTGTTATCTCACGTAATGTGGATTATGGTCCGCTAGTGTTTCGCGAACGTGTTAGTATTTCCCAACGAATTGCCAACCAGAATGTACGTATTGGTTTAGCTGAAGCTTCCCCCACTCCACGGTGGTTTGCTAGATTTCGAGTCACGGGAACAGACGCTGCAACAGTAGTTACTTGCGAGAGTGGACGTAACCCAACAACTGCTCCCACAGTAGCAGAGACAGAAACTTCACAAGTTACTATTCCATTCGGCCTAACTACTGCTGCACTACTTGATTATCGAATTGAGCAGCTCACAGAGTCAGTTCGGTTCTACATCAATGGTGTGTTGGTAGCAGAGAACAGTAAAGCTTTGCCTAGTGCATTTGACTTCATGAATGCTGGTACGCTAATTGAAAATACTGCGGTGCCAGCATCTAGCACAACAGTTACTGTGGATTATGTAACTGTCAAGAACCACAACAAGCTCGAAGTTGGTGTGATGTCAGACGCGGAGCGTATTGTAGCTGCTGCACCCCCTATGCAAGAGTTTGCGTACAGTGTTGCTGGTGTGATTGCTATCAACACTGATTTGATTGTTGTCGATTGTTTGCAACTCAGGTCTCTATACATCCATTGTTCTAGTATGGGAACTACTGGTGTGGTCACAGCTCAATGGTCTAACTTTCCAGATTTCACTGGTGCCATAACAGCTACCCTAATTTCTGAAACGGGGGCAACCAGCACTACTTTTAACGCTGCTGTACTCCGTGCTGTCAACGTTAGAGCTAGGTACTTTAGACTTAGATTAACCACTGCAACTACAGCAGGAACAACTACAATTAGGGTTACTGGTTCTCAAACGGATTGTTCCCCCATTGTTGGCACACAACCTGTTTCTGGAACTGTCACAGCCACAGTAACAGCAGGCACAGTCAACCCTGTAGTACCTGCAACGCCTTACTTCCTGAACAGTGCAGCCACTACCAACGGCGCTTTAGTGCTGACAGGAACGAGCAACGTCTCCAGCTTCTACGCCACCAACGAGGGCGCAACGGCGGCTTACATCAAGCTGTACAACAAAGCCACAGCCCCAACGGTAGGCACTGATGTGCCTGAAATGATCATCCCCGTGCCTGCTGCTGTCTCTGGTGTGCCTGGCGTAGCCAATCCAAACATTGGCTTTCATGGCTTCCGCTTCGCCTTGGGTCTTGGCATTGCAATCACAGGCGCAGCAGTCCACACAGACACAACAGCAGTTGCAGCCGGTCAGGTGAAAGTTAAACTGTCTCGAACAGTCTAAAGGACTATTATGCAAAATTGGCTCTCCTCGGGCAATTGGAATGCTTTATGTGATAGTTGTGGACGTAAATTCAAAGCCTCTTCCCTTCGCCAGAGGTGGGACGGTTTAATGGTCTGTAAAGAAGACTATGAAGTTCGACATCCACAAGATTTTTTACGTGTCCAACAAGAGAAGATTTCTGTTCCTTGGGCACGTCCGTATCCTGAAGAGGATACTTTCCTGTTCTACTGTACATTGGAGAACGGGCAGGGATTGTCCGACATAGGTGTAGCTGACTGTATGAGGGCAGACTATGTGTCTCCAATTCAGTTAGAAACACCCGGTATTTCTGCCAATGACTATCCAGCTATTGCTGGCATAGCTATCCCCGGTTACTCTATTGCCGGATTAATTCACACACAACAACCCGGAGTGTAAATGGCTTCTACAAATTTTATTGATGGGCAGACACCCATTCTAGCCTCTTGGCTGAATGACGTTGATGCCGTGGTTTATGCTAACGATGATTTAGCTGGAAACCTTGCTGCGTCTTCAGGGTCTTCTCTAGTTGGATTCATTCAAGCAGGAACGGGGGCAGTAGCAACAACGGTTCAAAGTAAGCTGCGTGAGTCTGTAAGCGTAAAGGACTTTGGTGCTTTACCTGGAAACACTACCGCTGCAAACAAGGCTGCATTGCAAACCACGATCACTGCCGTGGATGCAGCGGGTGGAGGGCAGATCATAGTGGACTATGGAATTAACTATGGTGTTAAGACCCGCACACCATCTACTTGGCCGGATTTCACCGGAGTCACTAAACCAATCATAATTTTGGATTACAGCACCGGAGACACACAATCGCCGAATGTTTATCCTACTGCCTACGATGGTGCGATGTATCGCGTCTGGACTTTTACTCCACAGACAACATCTCCAGGACAGCATGACGGAAACACGCAATGGCTGCGTGCTGCTTGGGCACCGGCCTATTGCGTAAGCAACGATTCGAACTTGTCGGCAGTTGGAAACCCGTCGCGCACTGTAAGCGACAACCGGAGAGCCTATTACGCTACCATGATTGATGGAGAGGCTAACTGGCAGTGGGGTAACGGCAACCTAGCCGGTGCGGCTTATACCGATGAAGAATTGTCTAACTTCATAATTCAGAAATACGCCATGACAGGCGACACGCTGGGAACCTATACCCCATATCAGGTCGAGCGCAAAACAGGAAACATCAGCTACGGCGGTGGTAGGTCGTTTCCCTCATCGCATCACCACTTTGAAGCCGTCACGGGAAGTCCGACGCTCAATATCGGGATGTTTGAGAGCAAGGGCACCACATCGGCGGTCACCCTGAGGAACTCTATCGGATCGGGTGATGATGTTGAAATTAAAAACGTCGGAGGTGATTTGCGCCTGAACATCCCCGCGCAGGGGGATGCGCTGATCGTCAATAAATCGAACCGATATATCGGCATCGGAACGTCAGCGAGTTATCCCCTTGATCTAGAAAAGAGCGTTGCTGGCGACTACGTTGCAAAGTTCAATAATACGAGCGCAACCAATGGGTACGGTCCGGTGATATGGAGCGCATCGGCTGCGGGTTCTGGATTCGGGTTGCTAGAAGCGTATAGCGGTGGCGGTGGCGACATTGAGTTTAGGCTTCGCGGTGATGGAAACGGGTACTGTGATGGTGCGTGGACTGGAGGAGGTGCTGACTATGCAGAATACTTTGAGTGGTTTGATGGCAACCCTGAAAACGAAGACCGCCGTGGATTTTCTGTGTCATTAAGTGGTAGCAAGATCAAGAAGGCCGAGGAAGGTGAGCAGATTATTGGTGTGATATCTGGCAACCCGTCCGTGGTCGGGGATGCCGCATGGAATAAGTGGTATGGCAAATATTTGCGCGATTCGTTTGGCAGTTATGTTCTGGATGATGAAGGTCATCGCACCATAAATCCCGAATTTGATCCAGAAGCAGACTACACGCCGCGCAACCAGCGCCCCGAGTGGGGATGTGTTGGTTTGGTCGGGAAGCTGCGTGTTCGCAAGGGTCAACCCGTCGATATCCGGTGGATTAAGATGCTCGACATTAGCGAATTAGTTGAGGAGTGGTTGGTTCGATGACCGACAGAGCAGTTTAAGTATGTGCAGCCAAAACTGCAATCAAGGTAGGAACTGCCCTCGCGCTCCAAAACAGCACCGTAAATTTGTTACTGTGCTTATTGTCATGTTCCATAAATAATAGGTAGTATATGGTATCTAAAGTATTTACACCGGGCACGGTAGTTGACTCAGCTTGGCTGAACGATGTTAACAATGCAGTTTACAACGCCTCTTCTGCCGAAGCTTTAAATAGCATTGTGGCTAAATATGGTGCTGTTGGAGATGGAGTTACAAACGACACAGCAGCATTTTCTGCTGCTGAAGCATCCTCTGACATTCGTATCTTCCTCCCAGCAGGAATTTACATCTACAACGGGGTACCTGCTCTTACTAAATATTACTATGGAGATGGTCAAATTAAAGTCAATGGTACTTTAGTTGGACAGACTTATAGTAATGTTACTGTAGCTACACCCCCTCTAAGTTCCGCCGCCGCATATGGTGAGGGGGACATCAATCATGTTAATGTAAAGAAGTGGACTACTAACGGGAATCGGGTTAGTACAAATCAGTATTACTTTGATGCCAGAACCACGCCTGAGTTTGTTGAGTTTACCAATAACACTGGTCATAGTGGTGGGTCTGCGAGAATCACCTCTACTATTAATATTGGGTCTACTTCTTGTACAGTGAACGCTGTAGGAACAGAGTTAGTTCCCGGTGCTTCTATTTCTCTAGGTGACCCTTCCTTTGGGGCAGCCACAGATAAAGTTACCATAACCACTGTTGTTGGAAATACCGTGTCGTGGACACCTGCCGCAACAATTGCTATTCCGTACAGTCCAACAACACAAAATTACCTTAGTGTGGGCGCTAGGACAATGAATCCATACCAATACATTGGTGTTCAACATAATGGTGGTGGAGATGCTTATGGAACAGTGACTCGTGTGGTAGTTAGTGATACAGTGAAGCAAGCTGGACAACAGCACTTTTTCTTTACAGCAACCGGGGGCATTGCCGGAGGAGACATGGTTGGCACAACCGATGGTGTATACCTAACTGGTTGGGAATGCCAATACCTAGACACTTCTTTCTCTGGTAATAAAAACATTGCTGTAATTGGACATATAGACACCTATTTCAGATCAACAGATGCAGGAACATTCGGAACTGTGTGGATGGGTGTACACCAAAATAGTGCTGGAGCTTTACCTGCTGACGCTGCCTTCAATGTACAAGGTAAGTGGAAGTCAGGATTGAACACGGTCATGATGACCCCAAATGCTGCTAAAGCTGCCATTAGTATGGCAGTGGATCAACGTATTTACTTTGACTCTACATACGCTGCAGACTCCGCAGGAGTATCTTTGTGGGGCAATGTTCCGGGCACTACATACATTTGGGATAACTCAGCAACAGGTGCTATGGAGCACGTTGTAAACAATATTAGTGTGTTTACATACAACCAAACAGATGTGTTTTTTCAAAATGGTATTAAAGCTACTTTTAATAATGATGTCCGGTTAAAACAGAGCTTTAAATTGTATTTTGATGCAAACACAGGTTCTCCAAACACATACATTACAGATGATACTGGATACCTGCGATTTGTTTATAATGGACAAGATAAAGTCCTAATCACGGATAGTATTGTCTATCTCGGTAACACGGGAGTGCAGGTACAAATTAATCAAAAGCCTAATTTAACTTCCCAAACTACAGGGTCAACTGTGGGGGTAGCCGGAGCTGCTGCAGCTTTACCTGCCAATCCTTGGACTTGGCTAACAATTCAAATTGATGGGGTTGATAAGAAAATCCCAGTATATAACGCATAAGGTCTTATGAATCAACTAGAACAACTTAAATCAGAACTTGAAAAATGGCAACTCAAAGCCAGTTTGTTAAACACACAACTGCAGTTGATTCAGTATCAAGGTAAAGAGGTTAACCAGAACATCCATGCCATTGAGGAGCAAATTGCTTCTCTGGTACCAAAGGAGGAAGCATGACTTTAAACGATGTTCTACTGGTTATGATGGGCAGTGGATTAGCTGTCTTGGGGTGGTTTGCTAGGGAGCTTTGGGATTCTGTAAAGAAGCTTAATGATGCCCTCGATACCTTGCGAACGGATGTATCTACGTTCTATGTACGTAAGGACGACTTCAAAGAGTTCCGTTTAGAAATCATCCACTACCTGCAGCGTATCGAGAATAAACTAGACACTAAGGTGGACAAATGATTCTTGAAACAATTCTTGCTTCCTTAGTGCCTGTTGGTATTGAGGGAATTAAGCAAGCAGCCGCAAGGTGGTTCGGTGGTGTTCGGGCTACCTCAGTAGACGAGCAAATCAAACTAGATGCTAACGAGATTGAAAAGATTAAAGCCATAGCAGAGCTTGATAAACCCGCAGGGCAGCCTAGCCAGTGGGTAGTTGATCTACGGGCCTCTGCGCGCTATCTAGGGGCCCTGCTATGCATTGCTGTGGGTATTGGTAGCTTGTTTATGCCAGTAGCTGCAACAGTACAAGCGTTGGCCTTAGAAGCAGCAAACATTGCCTTTGGTTTCCTATTCGGCTCTCGCATTGTATCTAATTTAATGAGGAAATAACATGGCTACTAGCGGTACAACCACTTGGTCACTAAATCGAGATGAAGTAATTAACAGTGCCTTACGTAAACTGGCAGTGTTATCGGGTGGAAGTACCCCAGAGTCATTCCAAGTTACAGATGCTGCCCAAGCATTGAATGCAATGATTAAGACATTCCAAACTGCTGGGATGCCTTTGTGGGCCATCAAGAACTATACCTTTCCAACGGTAGCAGCAAAGTCTATATACACAGTGGGCCCAGCAGGGGACTTAACAACACCCGCGCCGTTGAAGGTGTTACAGGCATACCGTGTTGAAGGTACTGGTCCTAATATTCCAATGAATATTTATACTCAGTATAACTTCAACCTTCTGCCTGTAAACAACACCTCAGGTCCGCCAATCAATTTGTATTATCAGCCTTTGAATGAAGTTGGTACACTTAAGCTGTGGCCCACACCGTCCGCGGCTACTACAAACATTACCATCTTCTACCAACGTCCTTTCGAGGACATGAACTCTGCTACAGATGATTTTGACTTCCCTCCGTACTGGACAGAAGCTTTAATCTATGGTCTTGCTTGGAGATTGTCTGGTGAATATGGTACCCCGGCTGCTGAACGATCTACCCTAGCTAACGAGGCTAAATATTTTTACGATCAAGCATTGTCCTTTGGCACAGAAGAGGGCAGCTTGTATTTGCAACCCAACTGGGCAGGAATGAACTAGCATGGCATATACCAAAGCACCATCAGTAGCAACCAATTCCGCAGAACGGATGGACTTTGTTTATAACCCACAGCAACGTGATGCACGTACTCCTGAAAAGGATGCTCGGTTAGTAAACATGATGGTGGAGGTTCTACCAAGTCCTAACAAAGAAAACACTAGGGCGTTTGTTAAATCACGTCCCGGTATGTCTGCTACATTTACTGTAACAGCGGGTTTGGGGAGGGGAATATATCATTGGGTATTTAACAACGTTTCCTACGTTGTGGCTGTCTCTGCGGACAAGGTGACCGTAAATGGAACTCTTCTCCAAACACTAACAACCACAACAGGGGCGGTTGGTTTTACAGAACATGTGGATTCCCTTGGGGTTGTTCGATTGTTTATGTGCGATGGGGATAAGGGCTATGTGTGGACAAATCCAACAATAGCCCCAACTCTTATTACAGATGTAAACTTTCCAAGCCCCCATATCCCAATGCCCATCTTTCTAGATGGTTATATCTTTGTGGCAAAGACTGACACACAGGATGTTTACAACAGCGAGTTGGATTTACCATTGTCTTGGTCCGAGGGAGGTGTTGGTGGCCCTATGTACATTTCTGCTGAGATGTACCCAGATACCATCCGAGCACTTTCTAAGAACAACAACTACATTTACGCCATTGGTCGTGGTAGTATTGAGTACCTCTATGATGCTGCAATCTCCACAGGCAGTCCTCTGGCTAGGGAGAACTCTGCTGTGCAGCAGTTTGGAACCCCTGCTCCCAGATCAGTTATTCAAACTGAAAAAGAAGTTATTCTTGTGGGTGAAACTGGGAATGGTGGACACACTGTCTGGGCCATTGATGGCTTTAAGGAAAAAGAAATTAGTACCCCAGCTATACGCGACATTTTGCGGGAAGAGGGCTCTAATCTGTTTGACTCTATTGGGAGTTGTGTTCGTGTGTCGGGACAAAAACTTTACATTTTAAAACTGTTTACTAGAACACTGGTATACAGTTTTGACACACAGATGTGGTCTGAGTGGCGTAGTGGAACCAATGGTTCAGCCAACTTCTACGGCAATTACTTGATAGATGGACCAAACGGTAGTGTGTATGTTTTACTAAGTTCAGGTGTTAATGTCTGTACCATGAATGAGGACACCTACACTGACTTAGGTAACCCAATCAACTGTGTCATCACCACCCCGAAATACGACTTTGGTACTTACAACCGTAAAACAATGTCTAGACTGGTTCTCATTGGAGACAGTCCCGTAGCGGAAGCGGGAAGTAACTTATGTTCCATTGAGTGGTCAGATGACGATTATGTGACCTGGTCTACCCCACGTTCAGTTACCTTTGCATATGACTTTCCCGGCCTAACACAACTAGGTGCTTTTCGCAGACGCGCATTCAGGTTAACTTACGATAGTGAAGCTTTGTTTAGATTAGACGGCCTAGAGGTTGACATCAATAAGGGAACTCAATAATGGCTCTCCTACCTCCTGCCCCATCTAGGGCTGATCCCGGTAGCTTTCTATGGACCTCATGGAACAATCAACTACGTCGTGCAGTTCAGAACTTTTACAGTAAAGCTGGACCCCCTACAGTAGATCAACTTGCCCCCGGACAGTGGGCAATATTCAAAGACACTACTGGTGGTACTTTAAAGATATATGCCAACGATGCAGGCACAATTAAATCAGTAACCCTTACTTAAGGATTTTGTATGGCAATGAACCAATATTTGGATCAAGATTCTTATAGTTTGGGGTCTGGATTTCAAACACAAGCATCCCCCACTCCGGGTTTGTCTCAGGTGGGTATCCCACAAACAACCCCACAAGCTACCCCAACTAAGTCAGCAACAACCCTTGAGGGTATGTTAAAGAACGAACAAAGTCGGTCAATGAATCCAATGCTCTTGGAGCAACAGGGACAACTCAATCAAGGACGCAATGTAACTAACCAAAGTTCTGCCCTTGACTTTGAACGTAAGAAAGCCTCCCACGTTGCTAACCTTACTGCTGATCAACGTGCCGCTGCTATCAAACTGACAGACGATGACTTCAAGGAAGCTGACCAGCACATTGAGAAGATGCTACGTAGTGGTGACCCACAGCAGATTGAGCAGGCTATGAAGGCTCAGCAGTATCTTCCTGCTTTGTTAGCTGAAAAGCGTAAGCATGAGCAGCAGATGGAAAAAACACGGTATGAACAGCAGCAGGAAACAGGACGTTCTGTTGAACGGAATGAAACCTCTCGTTATGTTGCCGACCGTTCTGCAGAAGCCAGTGCTGCCCGTACAGCGGCTCGTGGTGGAGGCAATTCCCCTGACTTCTGGTCTAGTTACTACAAAGTTAAAGGCGCTAGAAATCAGCACAGTGCTTTGATTGCAGAAGCCAATAAGATTGGTCCTGATGATCCAACCTACCCAGTTCTTGTTCGTATGGCTGAGGCTATTCGACCACAAGCTGAAGCGGAAATTGCATCTGTTAAACCGGGGTCTATCAACACAGGTGAACTTGCTGGTGTACCCACTAACGCTGGTCCTGCAATTGCGCCTAAAGCTCCAACTGGTCCCAAGCCAACGGCCCCTCCGGGACGAGCTGTTGTCTACAAAGATGGTAAACCTTTTAGTGTCCCAGCGGGGCAACTACAAGAAGCCCTAAAGCAGGGATATACACAACAATAAGGAAACTATGGCACTCGATATTCAACCGTTAGACATTCAACCCCTTGACATTCAAGCGTTGGATATTCAGCCACTAAAAGCGGAAAAAGGGGCAAGCTGGGGCACAGCCTTCAAGCAGAAGCTAGCTGAAGCGGGTAATGCTTCTGATGCTGCTATCGCCCTTCCGTCTCGTTGCATAGCCTGGTTTGTTATCCAATAAGAAAGGTAACAGATCTTCAAGTCAAAGGAACAACCACCGTTTCCCTTACA